TCCGTATCGTCGATCCACAATGCGCGATCACAAAGTCGTATAATATTATCAGAAATTACAAGCGCACGATTATTAGCGCCACCACCTTCACCTGGATTTCCGAACGCAGCAGACTTAATTCCCTGTGACTCAACAGAGGTATAATTAGGGCCAATAATTACATTACCATTTACAACGATATCTTCGCAGCAATCAGCAGTTCCACCTGTCTCAGTATTAGAAAAGCCAATACCAACACCCAGCCCATTACTTTCATAATGATTACCGATTACAACGGACTGGACTACTCCATCCATAGCCGTTCCAGTATCAGTGTTAGAATAATAACGATTACCAATTGCTCGATAACGACGAGAAGATCCGCAAAAAGTCGCATCACAGATAAGCACAAAATTGTTAGCATCGTTTGTGACTGGGACACAAACTGTCCCAGCTGCAAAAGTTCCAGTACCGCCCGTACAACCTGTAAAAGTTGTTGCCGTTTTACCTGTATATGTCACAATCTGAGCAGTACCAACAAGAATTTTTCCAGAGGGGCTGGCCCAACCAGTTGTATCCGGCAATCCACCAGCAGTGCTGATAGTAATCGTACCTTGCGGTAACGTATGCGAACCAGTCGTATACACACGCATTCCATTACCAGTAAAATCATTACCAGCAATTAACATGTCGTCACAAGCATACATTCGCACCGCGGCACCTGAGCGAAAATTTGTGAGACGACAACGAAGAATCGCGGCACGATGAACCTGACGCAAGAAAAGACCTGACCTTGCATCACGGTTAGCTCCATCACTTTGATTAACCATATTTCCATCAAAGCCAATATTCTCAATGAAAACATCTTGAATAGCAGCGCCTTCATAGCTAATCAATCTTCCATTAGCGCCATTTCTCAATTTAATAGTGCTGGCAGACATACCGGCGCCAACGATACGCAAATTCGACTTAAGCGTAAGCGATGCAGCGTCAACAAGATAAACGCCAGTTGGAACAAAGAGTGTTCCACCACTAGCAGGCACTTCAGCGATTGCTGCTTGAAGTGCAGCTGTGTCATTCGTAGCGCCATCCCCTGTCGCTCCCACCGCTTTTGCATCTACCCAAGAAGCATCCAACCTCGCTCGTACTGTTGCATACGAACGAGAAGGTAGAGTTCCAAGTTCCGCCTCAATCTTGTTGACTGCATCTGCAATATCATTATGATGAGTCGGATGATCGCCAGTCATGACGGTAATATCCGTCTTATTGATGGCGATGTTGTCTAAAGAAGTTGGGTAGCTACTTGGCATGCTTATCTAATATTAGAACAACAGTCACAACTTAAAAATACGATTAGGTCCAGTATTATCCCACTGAACAGTAATATCTCCATTGTTAGGTGTAACTGAGAAACCATCTACATGTGCAATTAAATCACTCGTAGATTCAGTTCCAGTGTTATTATAAATAATCAAAGAATTAATTACAGCACCAGTTGCTACAGTTGGAAAAGTGAGATCTTGACCGTCAAACACGCCACCTTCTGGAGAGTTGACAGTTTTGCCAGAACTAATCGTCTGAGGACCGGCAGCTCTGATAGGAGCATCATTGAGAAAATCATCCGTATCAAAGTTCGGAGTATACGCCGACGTTCTCATCAAATAGCAACTGATCGTTGCCGTAGTCAAGTTAATAGAAGTAGTCAAACATTTAATTTTGTATGGTCGATAAAGCGAGCTAATAGCTACTGTCCTCCTTTACATACCAAGCTTAACAGCTTGGACGACGCCAAAAATAGCGCCCTTTTCCTGATCACTATATTCACGTGAAAGTTCTCCTTCAGCGTACCCTTTAACGATAAAGACATCTGCTTTCTCAGCAGGCAAATCATATTCGTCGCCAGCAAGGTAATCGTAATCATCAAGCGTAAAAGTTCCATCGTCAATCTTCCCGTCAGCAACATTTATCAACATAAGAACTCTTGTCGTCTTATCCTTCGGCATTTCACTCCTCCGCTATTGGTTCCGACCACTCAGTCGTACCTACAATTTCACCCTGATCGTCGCGCTCAACACGTCTATGCACAATCCGTCTAGCAGTCGATGCTTCGAGAGCCTTCTCAACCACCACTCCAACACTCTTGACTGCCTCTGCAGCCATCGCTCCAGAATCTTTCGCTGCCCTTGCTGCCTTGGCACCCGATTCTCTCGCCGCCTCAGCTGCATCACGCGCCGCTGCCGCTGCTGACTCTCCGGCTTCCCGAGCCGCCATCGCCGCTACACCACTTGCCTCAGCTGCCGCACGGGAAGCACGCTCACTCGCTTCCGCAGCAATTTCATTCGCCTCAGCAGTAGCTTCTAGCGCGCGTTGAGTTGCTTCGAGAACAGCTCCTGTTGCTCGCTCGCTCGTCAGCTTTAACTCACCTGTCAGCTGAAAGACGCGCTCGGCAAGCTCAAGAATATCCTGATCGCGCATCAACCTACTTGCAAGCTCAATCCGCTCGCGACCATCGTAGTACTGCCCCAACTCAGTTGTTCCTGCTTCATTCACCCGCGCTGGTATCGATGGACGAGGAGCTTTCTCTGCTTCGATCACCTCGCGCTCCATCGCTGCTCTGATTTCTCCTGGAGCCATGACCGGAATTCCCAAATACTCCATGACCGCGCGCAAATCAGCCCCAAAACGATCAGGCGTCATTCTTTGTCCAGCAAGCCTCATCATCTCTCTCATAGCTTCAGTATCTCGTCTGTCGAATCCGGTTGTAACCTTTCTTGCTTCCGGCGCATCAGGCCCAAAATTAAGCGCTACAAGCTGCGGAATAACATGACGATTAACTTCATCATCAAGTTCAGCCATAGAAACTGCTTGCATCTCCATTAAACGCTGTCCAAACTCCTCTGCAACATTCCGAGAACTCGAGCCGCCGCGACCCTCCGCGAGAGCCTGCTCAGGAATAGTCAATGCACGCAACTTTTGAATATCCATATAGTCAGCCCAATCACGCATTGCTCCGAAATTAACGTTGTGCTCAAGCGGTTTGATTTCCCAAGCGCGCAACGTCGTGGTACGCTCATCAAGTAAGCCAGTTACAGGAGTCGAAGGAAGAGATACTGCTGCGCCTGAACGCAATTTAGCAAGTACATCTAACATCGTTCCAGAATAGTCAACTTCCTGCCCAGTTACATCATCAATTCCTGAAACCGGATGATATCCCATCAATGGTGGATCTGCCCAACGTTCGAAAGAACGATCCATCTGAGCCCATTGGAACCAGTATGACCACCAATAGCGATACGCAGGTGCAGTACGCGGATAGCCATACATAGAATTAAATTCAGAATCACGACCATTTGTGAACCAAAGCGCCCAAGGCAAGCGAATATCTACTGGTGGTTGCCCAGGGCCACGAGCAACCCCAGGATGCTTGGTCCCTTTTTGCGCGATTCCATTGAACTCACCACTTGCGTTCCAACTAGGTTCAACTTTCTCCGGCCGTAAGGCGACAAATGGCTTCCAAAGCAATGCATCAACACCTCGATCCCATGTTTTACGTTCAGGATCAGAATCACCAGCAGCCAATGCTTCTTTATCAAGATATGTCCAAGTAGGTTTACCCAAATAGAAACGTTTAACAACGGCTGAATAGCCAAAATCGTAAGCATTTGTAAACTGAAAAACAAGCCGACCCCAGATAGCTCGCAAAGCATGATCAACAAAGTCTGCAACCTGGGCGTCCGAACACTTCACGTACCAAGGCGATCTCACCATTGGAACTTTCAAGAACATTAAACCGAAAGAAAGCATTGGATCGCGCCGCATCTGATAGAGCTTTGGGAGCGCTATCCGGGTAGCGTCAAATGGCTGACCGAGTAGTATCCGAGCGCGATCCCAATCAACCCAACCAGTTGATTCAGCAACAACTGGCCCCATATCATTACGAGCTAATCGCTCTCTCAGCCGCGCACGAGCATCTCCGTTGCCGGAGTCATTCGCAAGTACAAACTCGCGAACGCTCATAGCACCGTCCCCGCGCCAAAGTTAGCTCGCCACTCTTCACCGGGAGGCAAAGCATCATGACCAGCACCAACAAAGGCTGGCAACGCATGCGTAATATGACGTTTAGAATCAGCTCTCGCTCTTCCTTTTCCGGCGCCACGACGCTGCTGCTGCTCAATTGCGCGATAGTTGGCTGTGAAATAGCGTAAATTGGCGACAGCATGAATACCATCTTCAATAGGAATCTCAGGATCATCAATCAATCCCATTTTTTTGGAAGGATAATGCCAGGACTCGATCTCGTCAGCCATCATCGGGCAGCGATCAAGATCTAGAAAGAAAAGACCCTCGTCGAACATCTCTCGCACGGCCTTGACATGCTCCTTTACATCTCGCGTCACATACCATGATGTTGGCAGCGGCGGATTGTGACGAGCAAAATCGAGGCGTGCTGCCTTACCCTGGGGATCTGAAAAACGCTTATGCACACGCCAGCCTGTATGACGTGACCCCCATAAAGATTCTCTCTTCACGATTAAATTCGCAAGTGCGATATTCCCAATCTCTGCGATATAAATCTCATCGAAACAAACTCGTGATCCTGCTGGAAGTAATTTGCTCGGCTGACCGCGAACATCACCAAAAGCATGCGCTTCTGTGTCTTCGCGCAGTACTTGATACCAATTAACAGCATGAGGAGCCGTACCACCCCAGTCTACGGACATATAAACCGAGCCCAGCATCGGATCAGGATCCCACCATCTAATTCCATGTACGTGACGATCGAACCCAGGTACAACCATCCCTTCGGCAGAAGGCTTTGAACACTCCTGCTGCGCCTCCCAAACAGAACGAGGCATTGAACGAAAGAGCTTTTTTACGTCTTCAAAGGGAATCCATCCATTTGCGTGCGCGAGTCTTCCACGACAAGTGTCTTTAAGACTGCGTGTTCTGCCGTCTTCCCAATTGCCTTTGATAACGCGATCACAACCACAACCTTCATCAGAAGACAATTCAGGATTTGCGTAAGCGCAGTTAGGAACATTCATAGCACAATCAAATACACACCATGTATAAAGTTTAAACGGTGGATCCATTTCCTTTGACTCAGCGTCTTCAATTGAATCAATTAATTCCTGCATAAGGCCATAAGAACCCTTACGCGTAGAAGTAATCCAATCTTGAGCACAAATTCCACCAGAACTAATAGACATGTTTCTTGTCTCGAAGAAAATAGTTCTATCCATCAATTCAACTTCATCTACATGCAATTTATTCGGATGAGGACCGTTAACTGCATTCATCGAACTCGCCGCAATTTCTACTTTAGAACCATTCTTCCAACGCGTCTCACGCATCAACGATTGATCAATATCCGCATGATGCTCGGCAGTGTCACAGCGACCTTCCAACTTTAAAAGACGTCGCAGATGTTCGTAAGCACGAAATGCTTGACTTTCAATCGCGCCAAGTGACATTGAAGAACAGTTCTGTTTATACTTACTGTTCAACAAATGCAAAATCGCTACTCCTAGCGTCTTCGATCCTCCTCGTGAAGCCATTACTACTGCAGAAGTAACTCGCTCAAAATACGCATCAGCAATGAATTGGAATGGAGCTTGATGACCTTCGCAGACAGCAACACGAGGAATGTCCAAACCAAGTCGACTCAAGATCCAAGCATGAAGTTCATCATCATCAAGCGGCCCCGCAAGCCCCAACTGACGCTCTAACTGTTGCGTCTCTTTTGCCAGCTCCATAAGCTGAGCAGTGTCAAGCTGCTTGAGCAGAGTGGCGATGTCCTTTTCTTCAAGCCTTTGGAGCTTTTCCTCTTCCCGTAAACTCACGATGAGTCTTCCTGATAAGGAGGAGTTTCAGCTTCAACCCAACCTTCTTCACGCACTCCTTCCGGAAGAAAAAGACCCGTCTTCAAGTCGCGCTCAAACGGAATAGATGAAGGGGAAGACAGTTGCTCTGACTCCTTCTTCTCTCGCGGCTCATTCATGAAGAACCTCGGCTTCGAGTGCTGGATGCGCCTTACGCAACATGCCATCAAGATCAATCGCGCCGACTGAAACAGCTCGAGCGAGCCTAAAAGCAATCACATCAATCAGTTCTTCACGCTTAGCTCGCCTCAGCCTGTCCTCATCGCGCTCATCTCGCTCCATCTGTTTATGCTCTAGAGCGATCCATTCAGTCGCTCCCTTAAGCCGAGCGCTGATATGATTGTTCGGATCGATCGCGTCCTTAAACACCTGCACGATTGCATCTTTGTGCTTGGCTGCCTCTTCAGCAGCTAGCTCAGTCGCCGTTGTGACCCGAGGGCGCCCAGAACCTGGTTGCGGGCCACCGAACTTTCTACGACCAGTCTCTTGGTCGATGACTTCATCATGCATTTTTCGCACAAGATCTCGACGACGCTCCCGTTCAGATTCCGAGATAGCCATAAACCGTGCGCAAGCCTCCTCGACTAGATTTCGTCGCATGCCAACGATGCGCAAAAAACCTCTATTCAAAGGCTAACCCTGCACCAAGATGACACAGGGTGGCAAAACTTACTCTAAGGCTATTTTTACCAAGCGCCTAGTTCCCAGGCAAAAATAAAAAGTGACCAAAGAAACCCAAAGACTATACCAAAAATACCAGAAAATATTACTAACGATAGCAACAAAGAAAATGGCGCTAACAATTTCTCTTTATTAGTTAACTTTTTCTTAGAAACATAATTACCAGCGCTCGTAACCATCATTCCTCCTGATCCATAATGTTTCCTAATAACAGTCACGAAGTTGGTTTCCCTTCTCTTTCCCAGGAGTCAGTTCGCATCGTCCATTCTCGAGATAGTCTATCCACATTCGACTGATAAACATCTCTCAACGCAAGCAAAAGCGCAATATTTGCCTCATGCTCTTGCACTCGTTTAGCCCATTCCAGTACTTTGCCGTCAAAATCAGCTTCTGCATTAAGAATATCAAGAAGTTTAGGTTTTTGCGTATCATGATCAATACGATCAAGCTTAGCTAATATTTCTCCCTTAGACCAACTATGAACCTGCTTAGCAGAAGCAAGATCAGATTTTTCTACACCCAACAGCCAAAATGTACGCACCAGATACGCATTATTTTCTCCATGCAATTTTCGTACAGTGCGATCACTAAGTTCAGTAAGATCGCGTGTAATAGGAGAAGGATCTCCTTGCGGATTTACAGGAATAGGCAGCCCTTCTGCTTTAATTCTCGCACGAGCCGCATCAGAAGCTTCATAACCTGGTCGAGAAGAGAGAGCAAGTTTTTCTTGCTCCTGCGTCAATTGTTCTTGCTGTACAGCATTATTCTGCTCCACAGCAATCTCTCCTCCTTCTGCCATATGCAAAATGCGCGTAACGTGATCTCCACGAACACCTTGCTTATGAGCTTCCCGCGCACTTTCAATTAATCGTTCAGCTACTTGAATAACTGTATCAGGGCCATAATCAACCTTGACGCCCATCGAACGAGCCTCAGCAACAATCGCTTG